TGCGACACTTTTACCTAATTCCTGTGCTATTCTGTATAGCATCATAAGTTCTGTGTCGCCTCTTAGTTTTTTAGTGCAACCTCTTCAAGGTTTTCACCATCATACTCATCTTCGTCATTCATACCTTGAATAATACGAAGAATAACGGCTGGATCAACCATACGCATTAGTGCTTGTTTGTCTCCAAGATTAAAAATGTGTTTACCATCTTTGTCTAATGCTCGGTTGATTAGTGTTTGAACCAAAGCCTCTACTGTCTTACCTGCTTGCTGCAGTTCGATGACTTTGGACTCCTGATGGAATGTTGTTGCTGGCTTATACCATACTTCTGTTTCCCATTCAGGCACGGCGATAGGACCTTTTAGTCCTGCACCGATTTTATCTCTCATGTGTGATTTTGCTTTTTCTAATACTGTGCTCATAGTCTTTTTCTATACCTTCTCTTAGATAGTTTTCTAAATGCTGGATCTGTCATACCTCTGGGTGCTTGACTGCTTGATCCTTCATCTAATATCCCGACATAAGGAACCTTGTTTTCTATAACAGTTTGATCGCCTTTACGGTCTATGTTATATTTACCCGTTTGTCTCCAGCCCCTTTTTGCACGGCCTTCTCTAACAGGTGTAGTCTTTTTTACTTCTTTATAGAAATCGTCAAGAAAATGATTGACGACAGCGTTTAGTGAGTCCTCTATGTCGGCACTTGCCGCTTTTGCACTTCTAAATTTTGCCATCGTCAATCTTATTTTATTAAGATGCAGTGCCGTATGTTAATACGCCATCACCTTGTAAACTTAGACTTGCTTCAATCAAGCCATCGTATGAACTAGTAATTGTTTTACCAGTTACAACTGCAGATCCTGATAGTTCTGTGTCACCTGTTGTAGGTACACCAAATGAACTACCTGGCTCTGGGTAAAATTTAACTGTTACGCTTGAACCAATTGCTAATGCAGTTTGTGCAGTATCATCTGGATCGTATAAAACATCAACAGTTGCAGTCCAGTTATTATATGTAGTCGAAAATGTTCTTGTTGTATCACCTGCTACAGTAGTATCGATTGTTTCAGCAGTTTCTTCTACTGACCAACCTCTACTTTCACCTACAACATCAGATCCAACCATTACATATCCATCTTTACCTAAGTATTCAGCCATTATGCTTCTTCCTCATTATGATTGATCTCTTCGTGAGAATCTTCTTGAACCTCTTCAGGTTCTATGGTTTTTGGAGTATCTGCAAGTTTGAATCCTCTGTTAAGATTTCTCTCAACTTTGTTTTCAGGAATATCACAAACATCTCCGTTAGGGCTAATCATTTTAATCATTATGTTGCTCCTCTTTCATAGCGATATGTTACAAGATATACTATACGCATAGTTGCGTAAGGCACCGCTTCACCTGGATCAATGACTTCAACAATAACAACTTCGCCATCTAATGCTTTGCTGTCTCGTCTTACATCTTCTTCTAGTTTTTCTTCAATTGCTTCAATCAACTTATTACGGTCGCTATCACGCATATCTGACTTAACTAGGATATCCAAGTTATATGATATTCTACCGAGGCGTGCGGTTCCAGCAGTAAACTGTTCACGCTCCTCGTCTGCACTTTCTACATATACTGCCGGGATAGCCTGGCGACTAATTTCTTCGATAACGATCGGTTCTCTAGTCACCAAACCTAATCTCGGTGAGGTAATGTTTTTGAGTGCTTTTACAATATCATTTGCAATGTCTTCTCGTTTACTCATTATCTTACCAATCTATCCTGTACAAATTCGTGTGTTTCCCCTTCAGCGTATGTGCCGTCGTTGTTGCTATCGTACTTGATACCAAACCCGAATTCTAAGTCTAATTCTTCATTAAACTTTTCACGATAAAAGTCAATTTGCTCACGGAAAGCATCGCCCTCTGGACGGAAGTTACTCAACATTGGAAAGATGTAGTTTGCAAGTGCTCTGTAAACACAACACTTGGTCCACTGTGTTTCATCTAACTTTGTTGCGTCCCATTCCGCTCCAACTCTGTGCAAACGGTAGATTGTATTGCTTGCATATTCCTGATCGAACCAACGCACTTTGATCATCTTTTCGATGTCCGTTTGTGCTTTAGTCAACTGGTCATCAAAGTTCTCGATACCGTTTTCTACAATATCTGGAACATATTCTACCAAGTCTGCTGTTGTTGCGAATGCCATAGTATTATCCTTTTATATCAATTAAAGAGCCGCATCACCTGTGATTTTAACGCCTTTTGCGTTATCAATGATTCCTGCACCCCATGCTGCTGATGCAACTACTTCAAAACCACGAAGTGATTCGTCACGCTGTAGAGCAATGCGGATATCACGCTTAAGAGCCATACCAATTGCCGCTGGGTGGAATACTGCACCAACTGCGTCATCACCTGCATCGATTGTTGGGCTTGCTGATTCGTATACATCGATACCTGCAATACGACCGATGAAGTATTCACGGGCTGCATTGTTCGCTGCGTCTGGTGATGCACCAAATGTTCCGCCTGCGTTCAATAGGCCTTTCTTAAGGTTGAATGCTTGGAATGGGTGTAGCACTGCTACAAGACCTTGCATTGGGACACTGTTGTTGCGTAGTGTTGCTGCCGCTTTCATTAGTGTTTCAACAGTTACTTCGTCACCTGCAAGTCCAACATCAGTTGTGAATGATCCAAATAGACCTGTTACACTTGTGTCCATTGCTGCTGCTAATGCGCCGCCTAGTTGACGACCTACATCTGCACCTACATCACTTGGTGATGCTTCAACAACGATGTCTTGGATTGTTGACATGTTGCCGTATTCTGCTGCAGTGATGTCTACTGCTGTTACTGATGCCATTGCACTATCGTTTGATAGGTCAGTACCTGCTGCTAATGCTGTGACCGCAGTCGCTGCGGGCCATACTGGAATACTTGCTGTTAAGCCTGGTGTGCCTGTCATATCATACATTGTAACCAGGTTACGAAGCATAGCATTTTCTTGGAATGTGTATTGAGCCGCCATTGAGATATTTTCATATAACTCGCCGCTTGCTACACCTGTGTCAATTGCGTCTGTTGTTGGCATTTTAATTTTCCTTTGCTATATTAAGACGAATAAAACTTACGAGTTCTGCGAGGATCCATCATTTCTGCATATATCTTACGGTGTTCTGGATTTTTCATATCAAGGTCACTCATTGATAACTGCTCTGTTTTTACAGGCTTAGGATTTGCTTGTGTTCCTGCACCTGCTGGATTGCTTGCACGGAAGTATGGCTTGTTATCTAAAAATTCTTTAACTGCCAACTCTACTGTCATCGGTTCTGCTGTAGTAGGATCATATCTGACATTGCCAGTATCATCTAATACAACAGGATTACCAGTTTCGTCTAACTTGATACTGTTTTTCATTAGTTGTGCAACATCACTTGGGCTTACAGCACCATATTTTGTTGCAGCATCTAACACAGCACCATCTACTTTCACGCCTGTTAGTTGTGAGCGTAGTGTGTTGACTTCCTGCTCGTATGTTTCTTTTTGTTGCTTCAGTACTTCTTCGAACTTCTGCTTGCGGATCAACTCATCTCTTTGAGCCTTTTCCTTTTGTGCTTTCAGTTCTTGATATTCTGAAACATCGATGTCTCCAAACTTCTGTTTGGCCATCTTTTCTGCTCTTTTTGCGATCATAGCATTTACTTCTTCTTGAGTAAACATACGCTCGCTTGGAGCCTGGTCCTGGATGATTGTTTCTTCAGCACTTGTGGCTTCAACTCCAGTAGTTTCGCCTGCTGTGTCCAATGTTGTTTCGGTCATTGTCCCGTAACCTCCTATTGAGTAGTGTTGTTATTTATAGTGGTTAAATCTGCTGGTTCAACCACGGTTTGCTGATCGATTGCTGTCAACACTTGTTCCAGTGTTTGTTCATCTTCAATCAACAGTTTAGCAACTTGGCGTTGGATTTCTTTGCCAAGTTCCGGCACTGTAACAAATTCATTTGCTTTACGCAATAATTCTAAATCACTGTGCTTATCTCTAATATCGAAACTCTTTTCATATTCAATGGCAAAGTCTGCATCCGGTTGAATGTTTTGCCAATGGAACCAGTGTTCCCATATTTTATATTCTGCTTCTTGTAGTATTTCTGCAAAGTCTGAAAGTCTACTGTTTAACATTTGCATTTCAGTTTGCAGTGCAACGCCTGACATTGGGCTGCCTACGCTACCTCTAATACCTGATACATGTGCCATTTTATCAATAGCATCTACATCCATTTGAATACTGTCAAGTATACTTTGGATTGTAGCACCACTTGGCTGAAGCAGGTATGGATTCTTATCAGCGGGTAGATCTTCTGGGACAGTAATCACTGCACCTGCTCCAGCCGCTGCCTGTGTATCTGCAGTCTTAACAAGTGTAGGATGTCCACTAATACGAATGCTTTGTTCTAGTTCGGATAGTCTGTTGTAGATTTGACGCTGTGTGTCAGCGATATCTGCAATTTGGCTGTGTCCATCATCAGTGCTTACTCTGAATGCTGGAATGTGCCCCATTGGATTGACATATTCTTCTGCACGAAGTATTTTACCATATTCAATCTCATCGTTGTATGCATATTCATATGCACCAATTGATCCTTTGCTTACGATCTTTTGTTTAAAGCCTTTTTTCTCTACCCAGTAGCGTTCTACTACTTCTGGCTTCCAAACAAGTATTTGATCATACTCATCGCCTGAATGTTCAATCAGTTTCAAATAAGTTAGTTCTTGTTTACCAGTAATAGTTGGTGTATATTCCCAATCTAACACATTACCTGGCACATAAGCATTTACATAAGCACGAATGCCCATTTGTAATTCTTCTGCTCTAGTAAGTGTTCTGTACGCTGGTCTATCAACAACAATCCACATACTACCATATACCATAAGACTGTCTTGAATCTTTTTCATAAACGCATTTAAGTCTGTGCCTTTAAGGTCTACATCATACATGAATGCATTTACATCTGGTAGTGCAACTGTGTTGCTGAGTGTGCGTGTTGGTGCTGTTCTAAACAAATAACTGCGATAGATGTGAACAATTGACTTCACATGGTTTTGCAGTGCTGTGTTTAGTAATCGCTGTCCATATTGATCACCGGGGGCTGCATCTTCGTTCAAATATTTGCGAAGGTATGCTCCTTCACGGTATTCATTGCCACCAATATACGATCTCCAATAGTAGTCCCATTCAGGGGCCATATCGCTGTATTCTGGGTGGACTTGTTTAATCTCTTTTTCAGTAAGCATTTGTTAATCCTTAGAAGTGTCCGAACACACTTGTTGTATCTTGTTTAATTGGACGCTGTATTGGGAAGTGATACACAGTCAAGTATCCCAACGCATCCAAAAGGTGATCGAATCCGCTTTCCTTGTCTGGAACTCTAGTATCACCCTTATATGTTTGCTTTTCAACGCATTCAATTAATCTTCGTGCAGTATTATTTATACAAAGTTTAACCTGCCCATTTGACGACTTAAATGCGGAGTTCACTGCGGCTATTCTGTCCTTAACTGGTGGGTTGCGTCCTGGTGCTTTGACTAGGAAACCATTTTGTCTAAGTATGTTATGGTCTGATGTGCCTTTAGTATTACGAGCACCACCACTAGCATCTGGATAAGCAAAGTATTTGCGTTCTGTACCATACTTCATCTTAATCTCATCACACAGTTCTTGAGTGTTAGATCCATATATTTCTATAGCATCTACTACATACAATCGTTCACCACGCTTTACCGAGACAACGGCACTCATCGGATTGACATTGAAATCAACTCCAATGTGCATAGTTTCATTGTTGGCAACTACTGGTTCTAACTGTTTTATATCGAATAGTTGACTTCTGTCAAATGCGTAATACACTGCACCACTATATGTTTCGAAGGTTGCCATATATTCCTGTCTGAAAGTTCTTTCATCCAAATCTTGTTTTGCGGCTTCTATTTCTTCTTCACTAACATTCCCACCGTCCAGTGTAGTGTATTGATACGAACTCCAATCTATTGTTGCAGGATTTTGTCCTTGGTCCCACAAGTCCTTTGCCCAGTTTCCCATTCCTTTGGGTGTGCCTATAAACATAGCGTGGCCTTCACGGTCTGATAATGCTGGTCTAATTACTTCTGTCCAAGTTTGAACTGCAATGTCTGCAAATTCGTCAAACACAACAAAGTCAATGCCAAGGCCTCGCATACTATCGTAATTATCTGCGGAGCGTAGCATAATCAAACTACCATTAATCAGTGTTATGGTAAGTTCAGTTTCGTTTACACGCTTGATCCATCCTAGTCTACCCAGTTTTT